CAAGACGCTTCTTAAGCGCGACACTTTAATGGCATCAAATGGAAGCACCCAAGAAAGCTGGTAGGCGTAAGCCTGTAGAGTTGCCACCCGACACGGTGGTGCCAACCGCGAGCGAGGCTGAACGTGGCATAGCGTCGATTGCGCTGAACCATCCAGAGGTGTTCTTGCATCACATCTCGGAGAAGAACTTCAAGGTGTCAGACATCTTTGATCCGTTGAGTCACCGAGTATGCGAGATCATCTTGCAGCAGCAGAGCCGCAACGCCAGCTCGGAGATCCGTGTCGTATTTGAGAAAGTACGCGAGACGCTGCCGCAAGTGCAATTTCACGAGTTAAGCGAGCTCTACACGCTCATGCCGATTGCGTCAGCAATTGGTGACCTCATCGAGATCGTTAAATCCACCGCCAAGCGACGCACCTTACAGCATGTAGCTTACGAGACGCTTATGGCAATCGCTGACACGACCGTGCAGACGCCGGAGCTACTCAGTGATGTGGTGATGAAGGTCGAGGGACTGTCCAGAGAGCTTGCGCCTCCCAAGGTGATGGACACTAAGGCCCTCTTGCTCAACGCACTTAACCGCTATGAGACAGGAGATGACGAGTCGATGCGAATTAAGACTGGCTATTCTGCTATCGACAACATATGTCCTATCAGGTACGGAGACTTCGTAGTCATCGGTGGTGAAACCAAGTCAGGCAAGACGATGCTGGCGCTCAATATAATCGCAAATCTAATAAATGAATAAGCTTATAAACCTCACTCCTCACGACATAGTCATTACAGGATATGGCATCGTGGAGCCTAGCGGAAACTCAGTCAAAGTACACTCGCACTTGTCTAAGGTGGACGACGTCGATGGTGTACCCATCATGTGCTGCAAGGACGCTCGTGTGAGCAATCTGCCTGATCCAATTAAAGGTGTACTTTACATTGTGCCGGGCTATGTGCGAACTGCACTTCCGCACAGGAAAGATTTGGCGAGTCCAACAAAACTCATTCGCGACGGAGCTGGCAGAATCGTTGGCTGCGGTGCGCTTGAAATCAACCCATAACAAAATGAAAAACGAAATACACTACGATTGGGAAATGACAAAGTACCGTGGAACTCACGGTTTATCGAAACACAGCCTGGACGCTTTTGCAGTTTGTCCAAGCTACTACAAGTGGAAGGAGTCACAGGAGTGGAAGCCGTCTCGTGAGATGGAGCTTGGCACGCTTGTCCACAGCCTCGCTCTTGAGGGCCGTTGTGAGTACGCTATCGCTCCAGCGTGCGATCGGCGCACCAAAGAGGGGAAGCTGACGTGGGAGAACTTTTGCCAAGAGAACCTTGGTAAAGTCATCCTTAACGAGGACGAAGGGGCGCGTGTTGAAGGTGCCTGTGCAGCTGTGGAGCCATTGCTCCAGATGGTCACGGCAGCTAAGATCATCGAAGCGTCCATGTTCTGGGAGCGCGACGGTATTCAGTGCAAAGGCAGGCCTGACATGATCACTGAAATTAAGGGTCGTCCGGCGATCGTGGACTTAAAGACGACCAGTGACTGGTCTAAATTCGACCATAAGTTCTTTGGCTTTGGCTACGACAAGCAAGCTGCTTGGTACACCTACGGTCTGGAGCGGATCACCGGTCAAGAGGACATTGACTTCTACTTCCTCGTCGTGGACATGCAGGCACCTCACTTGAGCCAGTGGGTGAAGGCGTCAACCGAGTTGATTGATTTGGCCAATGACCAGTTGGACGTGACTCTGTCGCAGTACAAGCTCTGCCTCGACCAAGATGTATGGCCCGGTCCACCAACGATGCGCGTCATGCTGCCAAGAAGATGGGAGGAAGCATAATATGCAAGACATACCACGAAACGAACTGCTAGACAAGCTGGCCGACGGCTGGAATGTGCGGCGCAAAAGCTGGAGAGAGGGGCAGTGTTTTTCAAAATCAGGAGGTAACACTTCAATGAGCGGCAGTGATTTAATCGAAGATGACTGGGAGGGAATGTCGCCACATCCAATTTTAAAAACCAGTGGATGCAGAATTATATACCCAATCACTGAGTTATCAGAAGGCAGAGCTAGATTTGTGCGGCGAAAGTGCTGGGAGGATTTTGAAAAATACGAGAAAAACCATGCTCCATTTGAGCTTAGCATTGAAGACATTCTGGCTAACGACTGGGAGGTGTGGTCATGAGCGACGACGAGATTAATGCGGCTATGGCTGAAGCTATGGGCTGGCGCAAGGAAGACGGCGTCTATGTGTGGACGGCCAACGGCATTGACTGCACTTGCGACGAATTGTGGGATTGGGCAAACGATCTTAATGCCATGCATCTGGCTGAGAAAGTGTTGAACATGCAGCAGTGGAGGATCTACTTAATGCACTTAGCTAGCTTCATGCAAGACGCTTGCCATGCTACTGCGCGAGAAAAGGCAAAGGCGTTTCTGCGGACATTAGGCAAGTGGAAGGAGGCACAACCATGAGCGACTGGGTACTCATCCGACGCACTAACGTGCTGCAAAACGTGGAGCTGCCGCGCCCCAAGAAGACGCAGGACATCGTTGCGATCGGCGCAAAAGATGCACTCGGCTCGAAGATGGAGGCGCTCATGCTGCTGCCGGAGAATCAATCGACGGATCTAATCGAGGTGCGCTATGTGCTGGAGCCGTACACCGGGCAGCACTCACACACCTCGGCAAGGCCTGGGAATGGAACGCGATGAACAAAGGAATACTCGTCATCTCGCTTGAGATGCCCGCAAACCAGATCATCGACCGGCTCGTAGCCCGGCTAGGCAGCGTCAGCCTGCGCACCCTCGCTGAGGGGGCCAAGCACGAGCGCGACATCCGGGGCGTCCACAATGCCATCCAGAAGCTCAACAACAGCCGTCTGGTGATCCGCGACGATCTGTACGATATCGCCAACATATGCGCCACGGCACGGGCTATGGCCAAGTCGCCGGACGGCCTCGGTGTACTGTTCGTAGACTACATCCAACTCGTGCGATGCGACCTTGGGAAGGACTCTAGCCGCGAGCGTGAGGTGGCTGAGGTTAGCCGGAGTCTGCGCCTACTTGGCATCGAATTGGGTTGCCTTGTGATCAGCATTACGCAACTAAATGAGCAGGGTAAAGCTCGTGAAAGCCGTGCAATCGGACAAGATGCTACAGCCGTGATGGTTGTGAAGCTGTCCGACGACGCAGAGTTTCGCGAGATTGGCATACCCATCCAACGAAACGGCCCGTGTGGCGTCAGTGCAAACCTGCGTTTCCACGGCAAAACAGCAACATTCCACAATGAATAAAGTAAAACACTACCAGTCATATATGAAACTTGAACCTGACAACTCAAACAAAGCACTGCCCTACCTCTGGGCATTTGCGACACTTGCGATTCTAGATGGACTAGCCATTGCCTACTTCGCTCAAGAACTGTGGGAAGCAGTCGTGCTGCTTGCGTTGTTTATCTCAAGCGCCGTGTTCGCGGTGTCGGCCATGTACGAATACAACGGAGGTCGCAGATGATCAGCACAGGACACCCAGGTGATAGCGATCCTAAGGACGAGCATCCAGTCTGCTGGTACTGCCGGGAAGATTTGACTCAAGACTTTTGGGGAGACTGGTTCTGCCCTGAGTGTGATGCTAAAGAAAGTCAAAAGAAGAATGAAGAACCCACCTAAAATACAAGTTGCTATTGCTATACTAAGCATTCTAGCATTGGCGCTGGGCTACATCTTCGACCGAGAATGAGTGCTCAATTAATCGAATCGCTCATGGAGCGCATCCATGTACTAACACAAGAAAACAAACGACTAACAAATGAGAATCAGATTAAAGAAGAGACAATCAAACGGCTGGGTAGGCAGGTTGCGGAAGGTAGATCCACGGGAGTGGAGATCACGGATTATGGAACTGCCGGTGAAGCTGCAAGTGTTTGTGGCGCAGATCGTGTGGTGGGATTACTTTGCAGACAAGACGGTGCCGAACCGTTGGCCGGAGATGGACATGTGGCTCCGCGCACATCCTAGCACTTTTCGCAAGGAAATGTGGCCCTCAAACGAGGAGATGATCGATGCATTAATCAGCATCGGGTACGAGAACAAGACTGCACACCGTCGAATGGGAGTCAAATTCGCAGCATGAGCGTACAACTACAACAATACATGGACGCACACAACCGTCAGGCCGAAATGATCGGCAACCTTAAGGCTGAGCTTATCATGTACAGGCACTTCGCCGTACAGGCTGCCTCAGCGATCGAGCAGCTTAAGCATTGCCTGCTCAAGCATTACGATGCTCATTCCGCATTTGCTAACGACCGGGCTGCACTGCTCGACGCTGACCTTGTGTTGGCTGAGGCGTATAAGCTGACGCAGAAGGCGGCGAAATGAAACTCATCCAAAACAGACTGCGGTTCTGCGAGGCATTTAAAGCTATGCTTGAACAGCCGCACAAGATTGGCATCAGACTCCCTATGTGGAGGGGCGCGTATATCGGGCTGCTTAGGTTTGAGCGTAAGCTCGATAAGAACGGGAAGACATGGGAGAAGTTGTATTACACAAGCGATCCTGCCGATCTGAATCCACGCTTAGGCGCAGACGAACTATTGTCAGAAGAATGGGAGACTTACGAAGTATGACCGAAGAACAGACTGCTTACATTAACGCTAGAAAGAAACTGGAACAGAAGCAAAGAAGGCTAAGTAAGCTGCAGGCTTTGTTTAACAGAGTTCAATCGCAAATCGATTATGACAAAATAAAAGTGGAAGCACTTGCGAGACAATTAATGGATAAAATTTACAAACCATGACAAACGAAATTGTTACTTACATGATTGGAAGAAGAGATGCAGATGGGGAATTTTGGTGTTCTGGTGAATTTTTTGACAAAGATCAAGCATACAGAGCATGGGCTGATAAAAAGAAAACCGTAAATGTAAATGAACACATTGAGCTGGTTATGTGTGTGAAGGTTTTTAAAACATTGGAAACGCATTTTAGAACTGTAAACAGGGTGAACCAATGACCGACGATCAAATTAACGAGCGGATCACGGAAATAACAAACTTATGGGATCACCCATACAGTTCTGATACACGGAAAGCGATGGACTTTTGTAATGACCTCAATGCCATGCATGAAGCTGAACAGATATTAAGGCGCATGGGGCCAGAATATGCTCGCTGGTTACTTGAAATTGTAAGTCGAGACGCTGGTCCGGGGATCTTTTATGCAGCAGGCTCTTTTGCTCACATAAAAGCCAAGGCCCGCCAACGCGCAGAGGCGTTTCTGCGGACGCTTGGCAAATGGGAGGCAACTACCGAGCAATCCTCGGTAGATCATTTGCGTGACGCCACGAAAATGATGGAGGAACAACCATGAACTGGGAATACCAACTGATGCGCGATATGCTGGAGCGCGCTAATATTTATAGAGATATTCCCAGCCCTGAATGTCAGAAAACAGGAATGATGTTGCGGTCAGCCGCTCGCGTGATGATTAATTGGGATCGAAAGCTTGTCTTTATGGAGATTGCGCTGCGTAAAATTGCGAACTTAGAGAACACGCAGTTTAACAATCATGCAGACGAGATGCATCGAATTGCGCGGGAAGTGCTGGCTAATTGGGGATCAGACCAATCTGGTGAGCACACCGAAATGGTGAAGGAGGTGCAGAAGTGAGCGACAACATCGAGAAACTCAAGGAGCATTCACAGATGCTGGGGCGCATTGCCTCATATGTTGAAAACTTTGCCGAGAGCGACGAGGACACGACAGCCATTTGCGTGCTGCGTCTGTTGGCCAAGTATCACCAGCTTGAAGCTGATTGCATGTGGGACGCGATTAAACATGAGGAGACTCGGAAATGAGGCCGTTTGAGAACCGGCGCAAGTTGTGGGTGTACCGAATGGAGCAACTCAGCGGCTGTGCGCCCCTCGACTTCAAAATGGCCCGGTACATCGAGAAGCTCAACATACGCAATCCAGACCAGCTTCGCTACGCACTTGAGCACAACCAACAGGTCATTTGGGTAGGCATGAAGGCCATGAACAGGCTGCGGGCGCTGGTTGGCATGCCGTTAATCGAGCGCAAGCATTCGTGGAAAGATGAGGCGAAGCGGCTGTATAAGCTTCTCGACTCCGCAGGAATAGAGTACGTTAAACAAAAATGACACAACACGAAGAAAACTGCTGGATAGAAGCCGGTTTGCGATCTGATGGCGTTGAGTTGGGTGTGTTTGAGAAGGGTGCAATTGTGCACTATGGGCGATTGCTGACAAAAGACCTAGTGCAAGCAGGCAGGAATGCCAGAGGCGAGAACTTTGATCTACGCTTGGAGAACAGTGCCTTACGTGCAATGATTGAAGCTCTTAAAGATCAAATTCAAAAATGACACCAGAACACGCCATAGCCACAGAGATGCTCCTGCTTCAGGCTGAGGAGGAGATTTCAAAACTGAAAAATGAAATTCAAATTTTGAAAAAGGAGCGGGAAGCTGAGGCTGATATTCAGCTTCGTATCGCGCTCAAGGCGGATCACTACTACATGCAGCTCCAGGCCATCCGTGAAGCTGCCTTTGGCGACATCACCGGGATCACGGCTGAGGACTTGTCATTCATGGAGGAGCGAGAGTGAGCGACAACCCAAAGCGCAAGAAGCGAAACGCCGTGTACCGCTCGCCAGAGAGCAGGGCACGGCAGCTTGCTGGTCTGAGTGGCGTGAAGATTGAGAAGCATGTGCCAGGCGTAGTCATGGAGAAGGTCAACGGTCAGGGCGCTTTAGCCGGCATCCCGCCCGAGATACAGAAGAAGGTGCTCGACTTGTTTGTGACGGGTCAGCACAGCCGGGCTATAGCCATGCAGCTTGGCATAAGCGAGCGTAGCGTGGACGAGATCAAGGTGAGTGCGCTCGACATGGACAGCCAGTTCAGGAATGCGTACTTCAACACGAATCTGAAGGCGAAGCTGCAAAGTGTCATCGATGGTGCTGCGCAACGGGTGATGGAGCTTATGCCGGAGATGTCCGCGAAGGACGCGGTCTTGGCACTAGGGATCACGCTCGACAAGTATGCTAACTTAGAGAAGAACAAGACCCCGGATGCGCTGCATCAGCATGTTCACTTGCATACTAACCAGGACATCTCTGCCGCTTTCATGGCGGCCCTTAAGCCGCCGAAAGCTCAAGACCATGTTGGAACGATTGAAAACGAGTGATGCGATGGCAGAGCAACCTTGTAAATCGGAAGTCAGCCTTCCAAATTTCAAGCTAGATTCGAAATTGCTTTTGAAGATTCCAAATTCAAATTTGGTTTTACCGAGCGGGATTGACTTGGCAAATGAGCTTTTGGACCTGCGCGATCTTACCGATCGGTATTGGCGCGTCATCCAGGCGCAGCATGTCAGGATCGCCCGGCTCGAAAGCGACTTGCTATGTGCGAGGACTGCGAAGCACTAGAGGAAGAGGCGGAGTTCTACGCGCAGGAAGCTGCGAAGTGGAAGCGGATGTATGTGCTAGTGCATAGGCGTGAGACGGCACTGGCGCAGAGGCTCCGGGTGCTACTCCAGAGCTTGCGCCAGGTTGCGCGAGAGGTGCGAGGGATGGGGCGGAATTAACCCCGCGGAATTCGACGGGATTTGAGTAGCGTAGCGTGGAAAGTCACGTTGCCACAGTGGCCCGATGGCCCCCCGCAAAGGTCAAAGGCCTTTTCCTCAGCGTGCTCTGCATCATAGGCACTAACGTGCATTATTTCTTCCTCTGTGCCGTCTTCATAGCGTGAAACGATTCTGACTCTGTAGGTTTTCATATTATGCGTTGTCTTGAGCTATGTTAAGCGAGCGTCACCTGATACGTCCACCCGCGGCCATTCTCGTGATCAACGTCACCAACTTGTTCAACGTTCGCAACGCTTGGAAGCGACTCGATGGCGTGCAGTAGGTCACTTTGGTCGAGGAATTGCTCATCCTCGGCCCTCTGGCTGTTGGTGCGCCAGGCGAGGATATCCACGAGCAACTGTGCAGGCTGCTCCGGGTCGTCGTCGGGGCGGAATATGTAAGCGAAGTGCTCGCAAAGTGCTGCACCGCGAGGGAGTGCGTTGATGGCTTGCATGATGGTAGCAGTTGGATTCAATGCAGTTTCAGCAGCCTGGACAGCCAGCTCGAATGTGGACTCAGCACCTTCGCCGGCGCGGTTTGCCCAGCGAAACTCGTTGCGATTCTGCCATACATTGCTGATTGCGCCGCCGTGATTATATTCTGTTTTCATATGTGCTTTTGGTTTTGGTTTTGCTTATCTGAAATCAAATTTGGTTTGCTGATTCCAGATTTCAAAATCAAAATGGTATTGGTGAATTGAAAATCAAAATTGGTTTTCTAAATTCAAATTTCAAATTTGGTTTTGGCCTGGGCAAGCCGAAAGCCGAAAACGACCCAGGTGATGCGACGATGCGGGTATGGGTGTGCGTTTGGCGTGAAAAAGACGCGAAAAGGGGTGCGAATCAGACCACCGCTCGCGCAATCCACGCGCGCAAAAGGGCGGGCTAGGTTAAGGTGAAGGCAAAGGAAAGCCCCTAGGCGGTGAACCTAGGGGCGCTTTGGCGATGGATTAGAGTATACCCCGCATAATATCCCGGTATAACCTGCGGTTGTCGTTATGAAGATCCCGACAAGCGCGAGCGAATTGGACCCGCCAGGAAAGGCGTTGAGCTTGCCAGAATTCGGGTTTGAGTCGTGAAATAGCGTAGCAGAGCACCTCTCGGTGCGAGTCAGCAACGCTACAGCGTGACACGATGGAATAGAGAGCGGTTTTCATGGGATTATGCGTTTACAACGAAGCCGGATTCAGAGCGCTTTGCTTTGCCTTTGGCTGTTAAGCCAACGACGCAGCCTTTCGGATCTAAGAAACGCAGATCCGATTCATCCCCGACAATAACCCGCTTGCCAAGGTAGCGTTTCGGTAGCGTTTTCCGAAAGACTACCGCAACATTACCGCGGGCCTCAAGAACCCGCTTGCAATCGGCTTCGTTTGTTTCGGAGCGGGAAAACACCAAGCGGTAGTTTTTGGGGTGAAGTCCCTTGGCGTTGTCTAAAGCGCGCTTTGGGTTTTTCGTGTAATCATAAAATGCAACCCTCGGGAAAAGGTCCATCAGGTTCAACCCATTCACCTTCAGCTTTTCCCATGCTATATCAGAGGTCCCATTCAATCGGACTACTGGACGCAGTCCGAGTTTGTTTGCCTTAAGCTGCAAAGCGTGAATATCAAGCGCCAGGTTGCAAAGGAAACTCTGATTAGCCTTGAAAAACAACGCCGTCTTTTCTCTGCGTGCCTTTTGTACTGAGTTGAATGCACCACGGCCCGCAGAGTTAAGACAGTCTGCGGAGCAACCCGGAGAGGCAAATGGGCAAAGATTGCCAAAACCTCCGAGGTCCAAAGGGGAAAGGTATAAGATCCCAGTAAGAAAGCCAAAGGACTCCCCCTTTACGGTTTTTGCGTCATTACTAATGCCAAGCAATTCGCGACGCTGGAAACCAGTTGGCAAGGACAGGCCTAGCAAATGAGCTCTGCGGTAGATACCGCGGCCGATAGTGTGGAGACAATGGGATTTATGTGCATTCATATGTTTTCTTTTTGTAGTTTGTTGCGTTTGGGTTTACTTGTTGCCGTCCTTAATAGCTGACAATAAAAGGGTTGCAGCTAGCAAAAAACAGCCCGCTGCCATAAGCTGCAGTGAAAATCGGACGTATGCGATGTGCTCGAGGGTGTTCATTTCGTTTGGGTTCATAGGGTTGGTTAGGGTTGGGGTTGGTTAAGTTTCTGCAATTGAGCGTACAAGCGGTTCAGTATTTCTGTGCATTCCCCCACTGAGTTCCCCCACTGGTTGGCCTCGGATTCCCATAAGTCGGATTCCCATTGAGCGATTAACGCAAGTAGTTCTGTTTTGGTCATATATTATGCGAGGTTGAGTTCTGCACGGATGTTGCGTAGTGCGTAGCGCAGGTTGGTGTAGCGCGTTGCATTGCGCTTATTTGCAGCGCGTTCTGCGCGGATTAGATTGAGGGTTTCGGACAGCTGAATGAGTAGTATTGCCTTCACGAGGGCAAAACTAGTGCGGGCGTGATACGATAGCAACAAAAAAACAAAGAAAAGCAACGTGCCTGGCAATAGGGTGCGGAGTGCGTGTAGCTCGGAGGATGCGCAGACGGCGAGCCGGTCGGAGCATGACGCGGCGTGCGTGCGAGTGCGGGCGTGCGGCGGGTGAATACCCTACTAGTTTAGTAGGGATTAAAATGCGTTACCGCCCTCCCCCCACACGAGACCACCGCGTGCCCGCGGCTACCCCTCGCAGCGCTCGCCGGCAGCTCGTTCAGCCCGTCAATCAACGCTCGCCGATGGGCAAACGGACCATCCCGACCGCGCTCGTTTGACCTACCCTTGCAAGCCGTTGAACTCGAGCGGCTTGGCCATAACGCAATACAACACAGGTTATATAGAGTTGGTTTTCTAGAGTAAAAAGGCGTTTTGACGCACGAAATCCGGCGGCAGGGGGGGGGCGGGGTCGCGCCTGGCTGACTGGCGACGACAGCGACGCATACCCCCCCTCAGACTTTTTTTCGCCAACTGGCCCCCTTCGCACTCGGCTCGCGCACCCGTCGCCATGCTACGCTACACCTTGCTTGTGTAATTGACCGAGCCAGTGTACCGTCGTTCGTATTATGACCAAGTACACACTTAGCGAGAAGACGGTTAAGCAGCACTTAGGCCCGGCGTATCGGCCTATGTCGTACAAGCAGGACGTGGATTACATCGAGCGGAAGGCGTTTCGCGGTGTGCGTCGTATCTATCGCAGTGACCTGTTGGACGGCACGCTGGCTTGTGATGTGGCCGAGCAAGAGCCGCCTGTCACCGTGGAGGACTGGCGCGCTAAGGTGTCACCTGTGCCAGAACCGCAGCAGTTGTTCGTAAGTGATGTGGTTACGGAACAGACGATTGTCATGTTATATCCGAATAGTCGCTGGGTTAAGACTGATATGGCTGACAAAGTGTTTGTGGGTGCTAGGGGCTTTAACTTTCGTAAAGGTCAGAAGATCCGGGTTAAGAACAAGACCATATGCATAAAGTGACGCTCAAAGACAAGTTGGCGGTATATGACACGCTTGATCGGCTTAAGAGTAAGTTTAAGTCGCTTATATTCGCATTAAGCGCAGGTTATGTGCTGCATATCGCGCTTAAGTGGGGCTTAAGCCTGGTGAACGCGCAAGAGATGCAGCTTAACACGTTTGAGTTGGCTATACTTTGGATTATCTGTTCTTAAGCTAGAGCTTACTTTTTACTCGCTAGTAAGATTGTCTTACTTCTAGCTTCGCGTTGCCGTTCGCACTAGGCTTCGCCCAGATGCTCACTCTCGCAGCTAACGCTGCTCACCGGAGGAGATAAACAATCCGGCAAGGAGAGTTGCGAGTGAGCATAGTACCCCCAAGACTCAGCATTACTGCCTATCTTGGGGGAGTACTATACAAAAAGGAGATCAACGATCCGTATAAGTGTCGTCGTTTCGTTTCGCAATTACAGTCGTGAGTGATGGCTACCCGTTCGGGAAACTCTTGCCATTCTCGTAGGCGTGACTGTCAGTACTCTGCAACTTTGAGGCCGAAGCAGATGTTTAATCCAACTCAAGGGGCGATAGTTGGAACCATTTAATCGCCTGTGCGTCCGATGTTTCAGGTGGTGCAGAGGGTACACGGTCGCCTATTTGACGACACAAGGAATTTAGAGCATCTTCAGGGAAAGTCAACTGTATGAATGAAGAAAATCAAGAAATTATCGAGAAAGTTTTAACCTACAAGCTGGAGGAACATCCAACGCTCCCGGCACCGAACAAGCGGCAGCGGCTAGAGATGATTGAGAACATTGGCCCGGAGAAGGTGCTTGATCTGTTCTTGATGCGGGAGAACAAGATTAAGGCCGAGCAGAACGATCCTATGCGCTATGGGCACGAGCTGCCGCACTGGCCCGATGCAGATAAGCTGCTAGACCGCTATAATGAGCTAGTCGTCCTTGGGGGGAACCGTAGTGGCAAAACTGAGTACGCAGCAAAACGCATGGCTGAAGCTTTCATTGGCACTGACCTCAACGGCCATACACCCGGCTGGATTAAGGAACGTCACGGGAAACGGAACATCCGCATCTGGTGCCTGCACACTACTCACATGACCAGTGTGTCCGCCCAGCAGAACGTCTTCTATAAGTACCTGCCGCCTGAGATACGAAATATTAAACGTACTAATCATACGCAAATTAGTTTTAGCCAGAAGAACGGGTTCAGCGACAATACGGCGGTGTACATGGGTAACCAGATCTGGTTCCTTAACTATGCCCAGGACATTAAGGTGGTTGAAGGTGGTGAGGTGGACTACGTCTGGTGCGACGAACTTGTGCCGCAGAACTGGCTCGATACCCTGCGCTACCGTCTGGTGACTCGGTCCGGGAAGCTGATTGTCACTTTTACGCCGGTGCAAGGGTACACCCAGGTCGTGAAAGAGTACATCAACAGCACCAAGGTGACGGCTACCCGCAAATCTCCATTATTACCCAATAACAACGTTTTGACGGTTCCGAAAGGCGAGATGCCCTATCAAGCGGAGAACTTGTATGGCAGGCACGCTTGTATTTGGTATCATACGGAACTTAACCCGTACAACAACTGGGAGCGCATGAAGCAGGAGCTTTCGGGGCGCTCCAGCCATGATATTAAGATCCGCGCTTATGGTTGGGCTGACCAGACCGCTGGAAGCGAGTTTCCCATGTTTGGTGACCATAACCTGTGGAAGGGAGACGCTGAAGAGGTTATCCCTGATGGAAGCAACTATATGGCGGTAGATCCGGCAGGGGCGCGGAACTGGTTCATGCTTTGGGGTAGAGTAGATAAGTACGGTATACTATGGATCTATCGGGAATGGCCGGATCAAAGCTACGGGGAATGGGCGCTTCCAAGTGACAAGGCGGATGGTCGAGCTGGCCCGGCACAGAAGGCCGGAGCAGGAAGGGGTGTGAACGAGTATACTGACTTGATCTGGAGCCTGGAGACGGCTGGAGACAAGCGTGAGATGATCGTGGACCGTTGGATTGACCCAAGGACGGCTGGAACGGAGACGATCACCAAGGACGGCGGTATTACAGTGTTGGACTTACTTTATCAGACTGATAATCCGCTTATGTTTACTCCGGCGGCTGCCATGCCAATTGAGGAGCGTGTGATGATTATCAATGATCTTTTGTCATGGAATGTAGAAAATCCAATGGTAAAAGGTGTAAATC